CAGACCCTGCGCGGTTCCTCTGCCGTGCCCTCAAGCATCCTCGCCGCTCCCGGTTCAGTGCCGGGAGCGGCCTCACGCCACTCCAGCCGCGAGGTAACGCCATGCAACTGCCCCGCAGCGCCATGGGCGAATTTCTCTCCCGTCCCTCCGTAGTAGGCCGGATGCTCAAGGATCTCGCACCTCCGAACGTCGATCCCGTCCCCGTCGACGCGTTTCTCGATTTGCCGCCCGCTTTGCCGGCCCCGGCAGGTCCCGTCTTCAACATCACCATCAATGTAACCCCCTCAAAGGAGTAAGGGCCATGTCCGATGCCAAGACCATCACTGTGAAGCTTTCCATTCCCGTCACTTATGGCGACAAGACCTATGCCAGCCTCACCTTCCGCAAGATGAAGGCGAAGGATCTGGTCGCGGCTGAAATCGGTGGCAGAACAGGCGATGCCAGCCGAGCCATGGGCATCCTCGCGTCCATGGCCGACGTTTCCATTCCCGTTATCGCGGAACTCGATATCGACGACTTCGAAGCCATCGGCGAAGCGACGGCGCCGCTGATGGGAAAATCGGCGGCGGCGGCCATAGCGAAAGCGCCGGACGCGGCAGCGTAGTAGAGGCGGTGGCGGCGCTGGCGCGCCATCTCCACACCCCGGTCGGCGAGATCGAGGATATGGAAATGGACCGCTTCACCGCCTATTCCGCCGCCCTCAACAACATCCTGAAGGCTGAGGCCGGAAAATAGATCATGTCGACATTGACCTCGAAACTGATCGTCGAACTGCTCGATCGCGTCACAGGGCCTTCGCGAGCGGTGACGGCGGCGCTCGGCAAGCTCACTGCCGCTCAGCAGCGCAACAACGCTCGCCTGACCGCGGTGCGCGGCAGGATGCTCGAAGCGGGCGCCGTGGCCTATGGCCTCGCCCGCGCCGTCGCTGCGCCGGTTCGCGCGGCCACCGAGTTCGAAACCAAGCTCGAGGACATCGGTCAGAAGATCAATGCGCCGGTGTCCCAGCTTCCGAAGCTTGGCGTCCAGCTGCGCGCCGTCGCCCGCGATACGACACAGACGGCGGCGGCCATTTCCGAGGGCATGGACATTCTCGCCGGCATGGGCGCCAGCCGCGAGGATGCGCTTGGACTGCTCAACCCGATCGGCCGCGCCGCCACCGCCTACAATGCCGAGATCGCCGACCTTTCCCAGGCGGGCTATGCCGCTCTCGATAACCTGAAGGTCCCGGCGCTGGAATTCGGCCGCGCGCTCGACGCGATGGCGCAGGCGGGTAAGGCGGGCGCGTTCGAACTCAAGGACATGGCGAAGTATTTCCCGCAGCTCGGCGCCGGCTATCAGGCGCTCGGGCAGAAGGGCGTGCCCGCCGTCGCCGACCTGTCGGCCGCTCTCCAGATCGTGCGCAAGGGTACGGGCGACAGCGCCAGCGCCGCGACGAACCTGTCGAACATCCTGCAGAAGATCAACGCGCCGCTGACGCGGAAGAACTTCGCGAAAATGGGCGTCAACCTCGAACGGGAAATGAAGAAGGCAGCCAAGAAAGGCATGACGCCGATCGAGGCGATCGCCGAGATCACGAATCGCACCCTGAAAGGAAACCTCGGCCGCCTGGGCGATCTGTTCAGCGACGCCCAGGTGCAGCAGGGCTTGCGCCCGCTGATCCAGAACCTCGCGGAATATCGCCGCATCCGCGCCGAGGCGCTCGCCGCTCAAGGGACGGTTGAAGCGGATTACGAGCGCCGTCTGCAAACCGGCGCGCTGGCGACGCAGCGCTGGCATATCGCCTTGGAGGGCCTCAATCTGGCCATCGGCCGCGCGCTCCTGCCGGCCCTGACCAGCCTGGCCAACGACCTGGTTCCAATCGTCAACCGCATGGCGGATTGGGCCGACGCACATCCGGCGCTGACGCGTGCGATCGTCGCCACCACGGCCGGCCTGGTCGGGCTGCGCGTCGCCGCCATCGGGGCGCAGTTCGCGTTCATGTGGATGAAGGGCGGCGTCATCACCGCGGCCATCGGCGGCCTGCGCGGCCTGTCCGCTGCCGGGCGCGTGGCGGCCACGGCGTTCACGCCGGTCAAGATGGCGCTGGCTGGCTTGCGCACTACATTGGTCGGTTTCGCGGCCGCCGGCGCGATCGGCGGCCCCGGCGCCGCCTTCAGCGCCATGGGGCAAAGCCTCATGGGCCTTCTGAATCCCGTTCGGCTGGTCACCGGGGCATTCCGGGTCATGAAGGCGGCGCTGATCGGCACCGGCATCGGCGCGATTGCGGTCGGCATCGCCATGGCCGGAGCGTGGATTTACAGCAACTGGACCGGCATCAGCACCGCTTTCGAGGCGTTCAAGGGCGCATTCTCCCGCGCGATCGAACCGGTCATGCCGGCCATTCAGCCTGTTCTCGACGGTTTCCAGTGGCTGTGGGACAAGGTTTCGAACCTGCTCGGCCCTGTCGACGAGCTCGGCGGCGGATGGACAAGGGCCGGCCTCGCCGCCGGCAAGTTCGCCGGCGATCTGGTCGTTTCGCTGGTCGAGCTTCCCGGCTATCTCCGCCAGATGATCGACAGGGTGGTCGCCTTCGGAGCCGACATGGCGGCGGCGGGCCGTGAACTCATGGCGCAACTGCTGGAAGGCATCAAGGCCGGCGGTCAGGCGGTGCTCGACTATGTGAAAGACATCGGATCCCGGCTCAAGAACAGCATCACCGGCGCGGCGTCATCCGCATGGTCCGGGGTGAAGAACATGGTCGGCCTGGGTGGCGGCGACAGTCCCGCCGTTGCCGGCGCGCGAGCGGCGGGCGGCCCGGTGCGCGCAGGGCTTCCGTATCTCGTCGGGGAGCGCGGTCCGGAGATTGTCACCTTCGCCCGCAACGCCTTTGTGAACAGCGCCGCCGCCACCGCGCGCATGGCGCGCAACGCCGCGCTCGCCTCGGCGGTCACCGTCCCCGCCGCCGCAGCACCCATGACGCAGGCTCAAGCGCGCCAGGCGCCGAACGTGAATGTCGGCGGCATCACAATCCATGTGCAGGCCGCGCCCGGCCAGTCGGAGGAACGGATAGCGGCCGCGGTTGATCGGCAACTGTCCGCGCGTCTCAACGAGCTCTCGAGCGGCGCCTACAGCGATGGGGCGAACTGATGGTTGAGATGACGGAAGAAGATATGCGCCATGTGCTGACCACTCTGGAGCAGTATCGCAGCCGAAACATGGCCGCCTTGCTCGACGCCGCTTTCACTCTTGCCGGCGGCTATCGTTGTCAGGTCGACCGAGGGTGTATTGCAGACGCCATTGAACGGGTGAACGCTGCTCATGCGTCCAGCATGGCCGCCGCGTTACCGGACCTTTCGGCCGTGCCAGCGGATCAGCAAGCCGAAATCCAAGATGCGTTGCGGCCTCTCGTCATCGGTCATTTCGATGGCGAAGCATTCTATCTTCAGGATAGCCAGAAGTTCCGAATACCGATCGATGGAGCGAACTGATGCCTGTCATCATCGCCAAATGGGCCGACGATCACCTGAAAAAATTCGGCAAGGACATCGAGCGCCTGCAGCGCGATTTCCCCAAAGTGCTCCCGCAGGAAATCAACAAGGTCGGCGACCGAGCAAAAACCGTCGTCATCCGCAAGCTGACCAAACAGACGGGCCTGCCGCGGAAGACCATCGTGAGGGCGATCGGCGCGCCGGAGAAGGCAAAACCCGGCAAGCTGTTCTACGAGATGAAGACAAGCGGCGGGCAGATCAGGCTCAAGTTCTTCAGGCCGCGAGAGACCAAGGCCGGCGTCGTGGCGCGGCCGTTCGGCCAGCAAAAGTTCTTTCCGAAAACCTTCATGAAGGGCGGGCGTTTCCCAAAACGTGTCACGGTTCCCGTCTTCCACGGCGACGTCTACCGCAATCTCGGCCGGGGCCAGAGACGTGACGGGACCTTCGGGCACCGGCTGACGCTGGTAAAGTCCGGCGTCTACATTCCCAAGGAAATGACCGCGGGCGCGACCGCAGAGGCCTTCCAGGCCATCGCCGGCCCGCTTCTCCAGAAGCGTGTTGAGAAGGTCATCATGAAGCTGCTGAGATGACTGTGGGCGGCGAGACCATCGGCGAACCAAAAAGCCTCCGGAAGAAGGATTTCGGGGCGCTGGTCGGCGTCTCGCCGGGGCGCGTCACGCATATGATTGCGAAGGGCCTGCCCGTGGAGCCGGACGGTCGCATCGACGTCGCCGCCGGAAAGCTCTGGATCAAGAACAACGTCTCGCCGACGCGCTCGGCCGCGCAGTCGAAACAGGGCGATCTCCCCTTCGCCGCACAGCTCGACGCGGCGGCCGAGCATGCCCGCCTGGCGAAGGAGCGCGCCGACACGCAGGCCCTCAAGAACGCACAGCTGCGCAAGGAACTCGTGGCGGCCGAGGATGTCGAGCGCGAATGGGCCTCGATGATTCGCACCGCGCGCTCGGCCTTGCTCGCCGTTCCCTCCCGTCTCCGGCAGATCATCCCGCACCTGAGCGCCGATGAAGTCGAAGCGATCGACGGCGAGCTGCGGCGCGTGCTGAAAGAACTCGCCGATGCGTAGCGAAACGCTTGCGCAGATCCGGCGCAAGGCATCCCTGGCATGGATGCCGCCGGCGCGGCTGTCGCTGTCGCAGTGGATCGAATCCGAGATCAGGCTGCCGTCGTCGGTTTCGTCGCTGCCGGGGCCGGTGCGGTTATATCCGTTCCAGCGCGAGATAGCGGACGCGATGTGCGATCCGAAGGTCGAGCGCGTCACCGTCGGCGTGCTGGGCAACTTCGTCGTCAACGAGCCGGCGCCGATTCTGTTCGTGCTGCCGACAGAGGATGACTGCCGTACCTTCGTCGTCGGCAATGTCGAGCCGACCTTCGAGGAATCGCCGGCGCTGGCCGGCGCGCTCGGCAAGGACGGCGCGGAAAGCCGCAACACCATACTTTCGCGCCAGTTCCCGGGCGGCTCGCTGAAGGTGGTCGCGGCCAAGGCTCCCCGCAACCTTCGTGGGCACAACACAAGGATCCTCATTCTCGACGAAGTCGATGGCATGGAGCCGACGCGCGAGGGGCCGGCGCCGGCGCTGGCCGAGCGCCGCACCATGTCCTTTCCCGACCGCAAGATCCTGTGCGGATCGACGCCGATCTTCGCCGAGACCTCGCATGTGCTCGCCGCCTACGAGCGCAGCGACAAGCGCGTGTTTGAGGTTCCATGTCCTGCCTGCGGCGACTTCCATGAGATCAGGTGGAAGGACATCCACTGGCCGGAGGGCGAGCCGGAGAAGGCGCACTGGGCCTGCCCGAGCTGCGGCGGGATAGCCGAGGAGCGGCAGAAGGGGACAATGGTGGCCGCCGGCCGTTGGCGCGCCACCGCGCCTCATGTGAAGGGCCATGCCGGCTTTCGGATCAATGCCCTGGTGTCGCCGATGGCGAACGCTGCGTGGGGCAGGCTGGCGGCCGAGTTCCTCGCCGCCAAGGACGATCCGGGTTTGCTCCAGACCTTCGTCAACCTGGTGCTCGGCGAAGGTTGGCGCGAGGGCGGCGAGGAAATCGACGATACCGAGCTCGCCGCGCGGGCGCAGCCCTTCGGCCTCGAGCGCCTGCCGGAAGAAGTGCTGGCGATCACGGCCGGCGTCGACGTGCAGCGTAAGGATCGCCTCGAGGTGACCTTCCTCGGTTGGGGCAAGGACGCGACCGCATGGGCGCTCGAGCATGTGGTCATCTGGGGCGCGCCGGCGGACGAAGAGACCTGGCGCGAACTCGACGGCGTCCTGAAGCAGCGCTGGAAGCATCCGCTCGGCGGCACGCTGGGCATAGAGGCAGCGGCGATCGACTCCGGCGACGGCGAGACGATGGAAACCGTCTACCGCTTCGCCTTCCCGCGCTTCAACCGCAAGATCGTGGCGATCAAGGGCGTGACCGGAAAGCGCCCGTGGATCGAAAAGAGCAGGCAGAAGGTGAAGGGCGGGAACCTGTTCATCGTCGGCGTCGACGGGCTGAAGTCGCACATAGCGGCGCGCCTGGCGCGGCCGGCGTCGTTCCGCTTCTCCGACGATCTTCCGGAAGCATGGTTCGAGCAGCTGTGCTCGGAGCGCCTCGTCGTGCGCTACAGCCGCGGCCAGCCTGAACGCCGCTTCGAGCGCATTCCTGGCCGCCTCGCCGAGGCGCTGGACTGCACCGTCTACGCCTTCGCCGCGCGCCAGCTCATCAACGTCAACTGGGCGGCTCGGGCCGAGCAAATGGCCAATCCGGAAGCCGTACCGATCGCGGCACGACCGCGCACCATCAAGTCTGCCTTCATGGAGGGACGATGAATTTTACGGATTCCGGCGCTTCGCGGCCCGGAACGCTTGGGAAGGTGAGCCATCGCCTTCCCCGTCGTGTCGGTGATCATGGCGATTCAGAAACAATTACCCCATGCTCCCCAGCCTGCTTCCTTGGCGGGCCAGGAAGGGGAGCGGCCCGCGGTGCCAGTCTGCAAGTGCCG